GGATATTCCAAACAAGTATAAAGGATAAGCCATGAAGCAGCATTTATGGAAAGATAATGCTGAATGTCTTGGATCCGATACAAATATATATTTTGATATTTATGAAGAGAATATAGAATCAAGAGAGTTTGTAGATGCTCTTTGTAGAACATGTCCAGTAGCAAGACAATGCTTTGCTGTTGGTGTTTCTGGTAAAGAATGGGGCGTTTGGGGTGGGGTATATTTAGAAGGTGGAGATATATCAAAAGAATTTAACAATCATAAGACTAAAAAAGATTGGTCTTATACATGGCAGGCACTAACAACGGAATAATATGTATACAGATAAAATGCGTATGGCTTTTCATTCTATACCTGCTCCGAAAAATTTTGGGGTAAATCTTATTGACAACGACTCATTCATTACGATAAAATTAGATGAGAGATCGTTTCTTCCCTTATCTCATGATGAAAAGATTGAGGCTGTAAAATATGTTTCTCAGGTTAAGAAGGCCTTAGAAATGGAAGGCGCTATCGTGTTAGTAACAAGGGAGCCATTAAAGTAATGCAAACATTTTTACCTTCACGCAACTTTGTAACAGTTGCTAGAATGCTTGATTCTAAAAGACTAAACAAGCAGATACTAGAGGGATATCAAATTCTTAATGTTTTATCTGGTATGTCACCTACTGGGGGTTGGAGAAACCATCCAGCAGTAAAGATGTGGCGTGGACATGAGATGGTTTTGTATAAATATATTGGTGCAATGATTGCTGAAGCAAAACTTCGTGGTATTAAAACTGATAAAAACGAAGAAAATATTAATAATTTATTTAGCAAAGTTGGTGATAGTTGGGGAGAAAATATGCCTGACTGGTACTTTGATGAAAAAAAGATTATGCGTATTGTAACTACACATAAAGCAAATCTATTTAATAAAGATCCAATGTATTATGCACATTTTGGTTATGCAAAACATAGTATATTTAATCAACCATGTTGTTCTACATGTAAATATTACTGGGTAACTCACGATCAAAAATGAGTATATTTATATCAATAGCAAGTTATAGAGATCCTGAATTAGTTAGAACAATTAAATCTGCAATTGATAATGCTAAAAATCCAAACGAACTATATTTTTCTGTAGTACTGCAAGAATTTGAAAAATTTGAGCCAGATCTTTCGTGGGTTCCTAAAATATCTTTAACAAAAATACATCCAAAAAATGCCAGAGGAGCAGGATTTGCTAGAGCAAAAGCAATGGAATCTTATAATGGTGAAGATTATTATTTGCAAATAGATTCACATACACAATTTGAAAAAAATTGGGATCTATTATGTATTGATCAATTAAAAAAAGCACAAGAAATTTCAACAAATAATAAAATTATTCTTTCATATTTTCCACCAGCATTTCATGTTGAAAATAATAAACATATAAGTTTTATAACAAAAGATAAAGATAAACCATCTTATGCTACAAAACAAATACCAATACTTAATAAAAGAAATGAATGGACTGCTAAAAGAGTAGAATTTACAGATAAAAATAAATCTACTCCTGAGTTATCTACAACTGTATTAGGTGGTTTTATATTTGCTCCAGGAAATCTAGTTAAAGAAGTTCCATATGATCCAGAGATCTCATTTTTTGGTGAAGAGATATGTTTTGCTATGAGGGCCTGGACAAGAGGCTGGGACATATATTCTCCGTCTGTTGTAATATTGCATCATTTTTATCATCGTGGAAACTATAAAAAAATATGGAAAGATCGTAATATAAGAAAAATTTCTTGGTATGAAATAGAGCAAATATCTAAAGATAAACAAAAACGTGTTTTGTGTGGCATTGAAGAAGGGGTATTTGGAGTAGGAAACAATAGGCCTATACACGAATATGAAAAACTTATAGACTTTGATTTTAAAAAAATGTATGGTTTGACAGAATCTAATAATGAGAGTACAATAGTATTGAGAGAAAAGAGATAGCATGGAGATTGCCCTTGTTATTTTAAGTGTAATGTCAATATCATTTTTAATAGCATACCTTGCAGTTGCACGTAAACTAGATACTGTTAACAAGGGATTTGCACAACTTTTTATAGCATATAATACTTTAAGAGAAGCAGTAGAAGTTCAACCTACAAAAAGTGAAGAAGATATTCATAAAGAAAACTTTATTAAGTTTTTATCAGATTCTCGTGATTGGGCCTATCAATATATAGAAGAAGTACAAAATGGATTATCTAAATTTATTCAAGAGGTTGATCCACAATTAGAACATTATAATAAGTATGGCGTTGTTGTTGAAGGACTTATTCCATCCCATGATTTTGCCTTAAAGAAAATATCAAAAGAAGTAGAAGAATTAAAAAAGTTTTTACCAGAGGCTACTGATGATAGACGCTAGGGGTATACCTACATGTACATGCCCAAATTGTGGCAATAATCTTTTTCGTGCTTTAGTTTCGTTTGATCCAGATACATACACAGTTGGTATGTATCATTTAGATATTCAATGTCATGAATGTGGTGCTTTGGCTACAGCACCAACTCCTTTAGATAATCCTGAAGGTGATCCAGATGCTAAAAACAAAGGGGAAAAGTTTTGAAAGAAATATTATTATCAACATTAACAGGTTTTGGATGTGGCGTAGTATTCGCAGCATTCAAATTACCAGTTCCAGCACCACCAGTTTTTGCAGGGGTGGCAGGAATAATTGGTCTCTGGGCTGGTTATGCTATACTAATAAAGGTTCTATCCTAGGAGGAAAAATGAATCTAAGTAAAGAAAACAAGGCAATGCTTGCATCATACGGACGTTCTGTTCTTGGTGCTTGTCTTGCACTTTATATGTCTGGTGTAACTGATCCAAAGGATTTATGGGCTGCTTTAATTGCTGCCCTTGCGCCAGTGGCACTAAGAGCAATCAATCCAAACGATTCTGCTTTTGGTCGTATGCCAGCAGCAAAGGCTGTAGAAGAGGCTCTCAAGGCTGTAAAGCCTAAGAAGAAGGCTGCTAAGTAATACTTAGTCAAACTATGAAGGGGCGAGTCTAGAGATAGATTTGCCCCTTTACTATGAAAGGAATCATGGCAAATTTTGGATCATTATGGATAGGTAATCCACTAAGTAAGGTTGAGCAAACAGCACTTGCTTCATTTATTTATTATGGTCATTCTTTTACATTATTTGTTTATGATATGGATTTAAAAGTACCAAAAGGAATTATTAAAGAAGACGCTAATAAAATTATTCCAGAATCAGAGATATTTAAAATACAAAATTCATATGGTCCATTTGCTGATATGTTTAGATATACAATGATTAAAAAGACTGGCCTTACATGGACAGATACTGATTCAATATGTTTACGATCTGATTGGAATTTTGGTGAATACCTTTTTGGTTTTGAAGAAGATCAGCGTCTTGCCAACGGTATATTAAGAATGCCACAAGATTCAGAACTAATAAATTTTCTTATAAAGAATTCTATTAAATATGATAAAAGCAAGATAGTATGGTCTGAAATAGGACCACTTCTTGTAACAAAAGGTGCTAAAAGATATAATGTTTTACAATATGCCCAGCCACCAGAGGTATTTTATCCAGTGCATTTCTGGCAATGGAAGAAGATATGGAATCCAGATTATAGAAAAGAAGTATTATTAAAATGTAAAGATAGTCATACTTTACAGATTTGGAATCAGTTTTTAAATAGGGAGGGTATAAATAAAAATGACCTACCTAAAGGATCTGCAATACACCATTTTTATAATATGTTTATTTAAACATATCCAGTCATATCATGTTTTTCAGTAGATTGTATTGTAGAGTTAAGTTTATGAATATCACAAATATTACCTTTTTCCATTTTAATTGCATACCCATTTAAATTTTCATTGTAAAATAGCCAATGATCTATTGGACTAGTAACAGGTTGTTTTACTTGCTCTAATAATTTTTTAGCACCTTTTTTGCTAACAATATAACATAAACATGACCATGACTGATATACTTTACAGATATTCTCTCTGTTAATATCTAAACTATTTTTTCCAACTTTATATTTAACATTACCAAAACTAGGAATATAAACTGTAAAGAAATCCCAGTCATCTGGAAGTTCTTTGATGTATTCTATTAGTTTTGTATTAAAATATTTATTTAAAACTATATCATCTTCCATTAACATCAACATATCATGCTCTGTTTTAGCAAAATTTTTCCAAGCAGAATAATTGCTTGCCCAAATTCCAAGTTCACCAAATTTCCATCCGTTACCTTTATGTCCCTTTGGATCTATCTTTATATCTTCTTTTTTATAAAAATCTTTTACATCATCAAAGTTTTTTATAATTATTGTTGGTGTTTCCATCTTTTCAAAGTTATTGAGTAGTTGATCAGTTGCTCTTCTTGTTAAAATACCACGTTTTTTTAATACGTCTGTATTGCCATCAGCGTGAAAAATATTAAAAACTAAATCTATCTTTTTCATTTTTTTTCTTTGTAGGCCTTGCTTTGTATCAAAAAAACTTTCTTTTGGATATGATGATGCATTACTTTCCCACCAAGAATCTATAAACTCTTTTGATTTAGTATGAAAGTTAGCATGTCCA